ACCTATCCAACAAGGTGTGGGAATATGTCGGGCAGCTCAAGAGTGAACTACAGAACACCATTGACCTTGCCCTTGGTGAGGGCATTGCAGCCAACCGACTCGCCACACAGATCCAACAGTACCTCCGTGAGCCTGACCGATGGTACAGACGATTCCGCATCAAGAAAGGTGTGGACAAGGACGGAAACCCCATCTATGGGCGCATTTGGAAACGTAGGCGAGTGGTGGACGGTGTCACCCAGTGGGTGAACGCTGACCCCAAGGACTATCACCCCGGACGTGGTGTCTATCGCTCATCCTACCGCAACGCTCAGAGGCTTGCAAGGACAGAGACCAACATTGCATACCGCTCTGCCGACTTTGAGCGTTATCAGCAGTTTGACTTTGTCGTTGGGGTTGAGATCAAACTGAGCAACAACCATCCTATCACAGACATCTGTGATGACCTTCAGGGCAAATATCCCAAGGGGTTCAAGTGGACTGGTTGGCATCCTAACTGCCGTTGCTACATGGTGCCAGTGCTCGCATCCCAGGATGAGGTGGAGGGTATGCTCTCACGCATTATGGATGGTGATGACACACCGCTGACCGGGTCAGTGAACAACGTTGGCGAGATACCCGATGTTTTCAATCGGTGGCTCGCTGAGAATAATGACAGATACATCGAAGCAAAGCAACGTGGCACATTGCCGTATTTCATAAAGGACAACTTTATAGAGAAAGGGGGTGTTTTCACATTCAAGGGTGCCAAGCCCCTTGCCAAGGGTTAGGCATCCTCTTTGCTTTGAACGTCTTGCTGAAGCAAGCAAAACGATGGGGGCTACCTTCTTGCTGACATCAGCTATATGGTAGCCCCCTTTGCATCCCATCTGCGCACACCCCTCAATGTGCGCTTTGAGTGCATTGTCGTTCTTGTGATGGTAGCCCTCCGTGAGTGGTACTTGTCATCCCGAAACCTACCCCATAGGCTCTTGACCGTGCAACCCACCACCGATGGTGGCAGCACGTCATAGATGGCACTCACAGAGCCAAAGAAATAGTCTTGGCATCCGGCAAACGGCTCTGAGAGGTGCACCCATATTATCTTACGGTCACGGCTCATGGTCTGCCTCCTTCCCTTCTACCTCAACAATCATCGAGTCCGCTGCTATGCCGATAATTTTGATACCACGGCTGATGAGCATGGTGTCCAGTGGCACGTCATAGCCCTCTGCTATGGCGGTGAGCTGCTTGCGCACCTCAAGGAGGTTCTTGTCCTCGCTGACCCAGTAGGATTTCTTCAGTTTCTCTCTGATTTCCTTGGCGCACTCTTGGTCATAGAACTTCCTGAAGCCAAGCATGGCAAGCGACATATAGAGGTTGGTGAGCATGGCGGTATAGTCACCGCTCAGTTTAGGATAGCGTTTCATGACCTCCATGTTGATGACATACCACAGAGTGGTATAGTTGTATGCGTGGTGCTCATAGAACTGGTCGGTCTGATTTCTGAGGGACTCTATCAGGGCATTGCACTCTGTGCCTACAATGTCCGTGAGGTAGTGCTTGGCGCACTCACGCACTGACCGTGTTTTCTTAACGTGAGGCAGTCTCATGGCAGCGCACTGGTCACATACTTGCAAGGCAAAGTTCAAGCCCACCTCCGCAATCACAAGGGGTATATAGGCAATCTTTATGGCTCTCTGTACACCGAACACACCTATCATCTCAGGAAGGGTCACCTCGCAACTTGCTTGCTTTGGTCTGCTTGTGAGGATTGGATAGTTGACCACTGGTGCTTTGGGCGCACTGGTCAGCGTGTGCTCTGAGACTAATGGTTGCATGAGTTTCTGAACGAACTCTTGGTCTTGCATTGCAGCCATCTGTTGCATGATCATGGGTGTGTTCATGCCTTGCCTCCTTTCTTCTCATTCAGACAAGCCTCAAGCCAAGTGCAATGGCTCATTACACCAAGGTTGAAACCATAGACCATCCACTCCACTGCCAGTCTGCCCTCATAGTCTGCTTGCTCATCAGACGCACCGACTCTGAGCGCACCTCGCTTTACCCTGTCATGCACAGAGATTTTCTTTACCGAAGTGAGCGCACTGTTTTGGGCTATCATGTCGCTCTTGCTGATAACCTCTGCCTTTGACACATGGCCAAGGCAGCTCATGATTTTGTTGATTACCTTTTTCATTCCATTTGTCTTTGAAGTTCTACAATGTCATCTGTCACGTCATCCTCCGCTGCCAGTAGATGGTTGCACCGCCAACACTCTGTCCCACCGAAAACGATGTATCCACAGACCGGGCAAAGGTACACCGCATCATTGGGATGGTAGTGGAGGGTGAAATTGAGCAAAGCCCTTACAATCCTTGCTTGTCCCTTGTTGATTACCATACGCACGTTATTTGAATAGTCGGCTCCTGGTTCTATGCCACCCCTTGCGCTTGACCACCTTTGCCAGTGGCTTGCACTTGGACTTGACATAGCCGATGAGCCTCTTGATGTTACTTGTTGTCGATCTCATTTCTGATTACCTGATTGTAAGCATGGGCATATTTGCCCGAAATCCAGTCAATGAGGTCTTTCCCATCCTCAAACTCACAGAGCCGGATGGTTTCTGTCACCCTCAATGGCTCTTGGTCACCTCTGCCACCTACCCTCATACGCAACTCAATGCCATAGGCAATGTGGGTGAGCCTTATCTTGAGGAAGCCACTCTCTTGGACGAACCGAAAGAGAACACCTTGTGGTGTCCTCTTGAAACCGTGCTTCTTCAGCACCTCAATGCAGTCTTTTTCCGTCATAACAAAGCGTTTTATTGTTCATGAATGCGAATAAATATCCTTTCGTTGATCCTCTTATAGGTCACGTCTCTGTCAAAGTTCCTGGCAAGGCTCTTGATGGATGTCTCACTGAGCCGTGGGCAGTCATGGTGGCAGAAGTCCATTGCGTCACTCTGCCTCTGCCCGAAGTTCCTCAGTGGCACCCAGTACCTCATGCCGTTGTCATCCTCAATGTGGGCTTCCACGATGTACCCGAACTCTGAGTTGCATATCTCAAAATTGTCCACTACCATAAGTCGCTGAATAAAGTCCTTTGGAAATAGTGTTCCTGACCTTTTGGGCAGTACAGACGCTCAACCACCTTGCTTGTCTTGGTGGCGCACATCTGCCCATTCTTGAGTCTCATAGCATTGCCTCCCTTACGTTGATGTTGTACTGCCAGTTCTCTGCCAGGAAGTCCCAGTTCTGCTTGTCAGCCTTGCAAACGAGCAAGTCCCACATATTGTAGCCCACACCGAACACGGTGTTCTTTGTAGCCTCTACAGACTTGGATGTCACCCACACGTTTGGCATCAGCTCTGTTGCGCCAAGGCTCTTGATGACCTCATCAGAGAGGCAAGAGTTGATGTTGAGCGAGACTATCACCGTTCTCTTTGATTTCAAATTTGACTTTTCCATAATCGATGTAATTAAATTGTTTGCATTAAATTGGTGTGTTCCCTGAACACATTGCAAAGATAGTGAGTTTTACTGAATAAAACAAGCGTTTTAGAGAAAATTTTGAGGTAAATTTAGAAATATTTTCTAACTAACTGATAGTCATAACTATATGGAAGCAAAAAAAATAGAAATTTTTCAGATAAAAGTCGGTTTCTATTAGAAATATTTTCTATATTTGCAGTTGGATTTCAAACAAAACAATTCATGAACAAAGCACTATTCCAAAAAGTGAAAGCCTTGTGCAAAGACACTGGGCTATCAGAGAAATACCTTGAGGCGATAACCGACAAGCTGGGTGGCAGCATCAAGGATGATTCGACTGATGAGGAGGCTATCACAAGTCAGGCAAACCTTGTGGCTGAAGTGGCTAAAGCAAGTCAGTCAGAGGCAACACGGTGGGCTAACAAAGCGAAGGAGGGACTGGTCAAGCCAAAGGACACCGACACCCATGAGGGTGACGATGATGACGATGACAAGACCAAGAAGAAACCTCGCAAGGACGGTGAACAGTCTGATGACCCTCGCTATGAGGCATTGCTGAAGGCAGTCAATGGTCTGACTGAGCGTTTCGACAACCTTGACAAGCAGAAGAAGAACGATGACCGTTCCGCTCTGATCTCAAAGGCTATGGAGACGCACAAAATCCCCAAGAAGTTCAGGGCAGCACTGGCAAAAGCCATCCCCGATGACGCAGACATTGAGGAAACGGTCAAGGGCTTCAAGCAAGATTTCATCACTGAGGGACTCGCACCTGAGGAGAGTGGCAACAAGGCAGCGTCTGATGCTCAGATCGATGAGGCAGCAGATGAACTGCTTGATAGTGTAACCGTTAAATAACAACAAAGATGAAAACGAACAAGGCTTCCCTTACTGGACAGAGACCGATTTTCACCGTGCCTCCGTTCATCGTACCGGGTGGGTTCAACTTGGACGTGGCATCACAGAACTACAACATGGGTGACATCATCCCTGCTGGTTCTCTTGCCATTTTCGATGAGCAGACCCGACTCGTGAACATCATCAAGACCGCCAAGGTTGTGTCCGTGGACTCTACCCAGGTGACCCTTCTTGTTGATGAGTTCTTCGCACCCATCTTTGCCGTTGGTGACACCGTGGCAAAGGCTGGCACTCCTGCCACCACCGCCACCATCACCAAGATCACCAAGACGGACTCCAAGTATGTTGTCACGCTCGACAAAGCCATCACTGGCTTGGCAGCAGATGACATCCTTGAGGCAGTCAAGGACGGCAAGGAACTGGGCAAAGCCAATGCAGTCACCATCTCTGATACCTTCGTGTCGGACGCTGAGACTGGCATTGACGTGACCGCTGACACTGGAGGCGGTGCTCTCCTGGCAAGGAGAGTTCCGGCTATCCCCGACTCTCAGAAGGCAGAAGGTGGTCTCTACCTCTCTGCCAACGTACACGTTAAACTCTCCCAAAGCTACTAAGCCAAGGGTGAGCATCACTAACAACTAATAAACAGTATAAGTTATGGCATCAATTTATAACAATTTTGTCGGTCTGCACAAGCAGGGCAAGCCAGTTGACTTCCTCGCTACATGGCGCAAGACCTTCGACAAAGCCACTGAGAAGGAGGTCACCCTCTTTCAGAAAATGTACTGTGACGATTGGTTCGACTTCAACACACCTCAGATGTCGCTGACCGCAGAGGGCATCATGGGCAAGTACCATCTCCGTTTCATGGCAACGCTGATTGGAGATGAGGCACCCACCCCACTGAGACGCTCGGACGGTTTCGACATTTGGACGAAGGAGATCCCTCGTTTCGGTCACAAGTTCCCCATGCCAGCTCGCACCTATCGTAAGCTCCAGGAGGTCTATGAGAACCCCCACATCACTGAGGCTGACAAGGTGAAAGCCATCGAAAAGACTCTGAGGAGTGATATGCAAGACGCATACCTCGGTGTCAAGGACACTCAGGACTTCATCATCCTTCAGGCTCTTTCCAACTGGGGTGTCGCTCAGTTCAAGCCTGATATCAACAACCCCGGTGGACGTGTCTTTGAGGTGGACTATCAGATGGACGCTGCCAACAAACTGGTTTCCGTCTACAACTGGTCTACTGACAACATCAAGTCGGGCAAGATCCATCCTATCCTCGCTCTCGGTCAGTTGTGCGCTGACCTCCGCAACCGTGGCATTGACCCCGGTGAGATACTGATGACGCAAGACCTTTACTACTGGTTGAGGATGAACGCAGACACTCGTCTGCTTGTCCACGGCACAGACAAGAAGGACACCACCGTCACAGTTGAGCAGCTCAACGCAGCACTCGTTGACAACCAAGTTCCATCCATCACGGTCATCACCCGAAAGATGGGTATGGACAAGGACGGTAAGCGCAAGCCTCTTGAGCCGTGGAACCACAACTTCATTGCCATCAAGCCATCGGGCAAGATTGGTGAGATTCAGCCAGCCATTGAGGACAATGCCCTCATGGAGGAGAAGAACGTGGACTATATGGACGCAGGTAACGGCATCCGTATCGCCAAGTGGACTACTGGTGACTCCACCAATCAGGCAGCAGCCGAAATCACCCAGGGTTCGGGTCGCTTGATCCCTATCATCACTGAGATCAACGGCTGCATTTCGATGCAAGTCCGTGGCATCACTGAAAAGACCGTCACCGCCAAGGATGACAACGGAGACCTTGTCCCCTACATCACCAAGGCTGAGTATGACGCTATCTCTGAGACCCCCGAAGGATAATAACTAAAGAGTCAAGGATATGGCAACTAAGAAAAACAATTCTGCCACTCTGAGGGTGCTTGTCACCCTCATTGTGACATCCGCTGTAGGCATGAGGGACAAGGTCACCAATAAGGTGCTTGCCAAGGGTGACGTTCTCACCACTGAGGACGTTGCAAGGGTCAATGACCTCATCAAGCATGGCATCTGTGAGATCAAGGGCTTCTCTGTCCCCACTGAGGAGGCACAGAACCCCAATCCCGATGACAACCCAAGTGCTGAAGGTGAGTAAGTGAGATTAGAATATCGTGGCAATGGAACAACTGACGGTATATAAGGCAGTGGTCGGTGAACTGGAACCCTACACGGTGTCCCCGGTCACCATCAGCAAGGCACTCACGGATGAGGGTCTTGACGGTGAGAATGCGTACACGAAGGACATGAGGAAAGAGGTGGCAAAGGCTGCAATCTCGGTGCTCAGAAAGCTCATCGTGCTTAAATCGGACTCACTGGGAAAGTCATCCCAAGGGTACAGTGTTGACGGTCTCAAGAGCCGTATCAAGGCATTGTGCAAGGAGAATGGTCTTGACCCTGACGATTATATTGACGGTGTTCCAACGATAGAGGATGGTTCAATGTATTGGTAATTCACCATGAGCAGAATTAACGGCACTTTCCAATATCAGCCAGTGGCTCAGACCACAGAGGATGAGAGCACTGGCTTCGTCACCCAGGGCAACGGCTCAGAGTGGCTCGATGGCGGTGAGTGTCAGATTGACCGCTCGATCCCTGCCACCAACTATGTCGGAACGGATGGTCAGACCTACAGTTACACCTATGATGTCTTTGTGCCAAGGGCGTTTGACGGTGTGCTTGAGGTCGGCACCATCCTCCGTCTCACCCTTGAGGATGGGACTGAGGACACCATCACCGCACAAGGTGTCGATGTCACTCGCAAATACATAGAGGTATGGGGATAACGCTGAAGCCGGGACAACTGCCCAAGATACGAAAGAACGTGCAAGCGTTGCTTGCCAACGTTGACAAGGCAGCTCTGTACTACTACTCCTACATGGGTGAGTACCTTGTGGGATATGCAAGGAACAAGCACACCTACACCGATAGGACTGGCAACCTCACCAACTCGATGGGATATGCCGTTGTCCAGGAGGGCAAGGTGGTCAAGACAAGCCTTGACGATATGCAAGGTGAGTCGCTTGCAAAGGCAAGGGAAACCATCAACAAGATGGTGGACAAGGTCAGCGCAAAGTACGGTCTGATCATCGTAGCCGGAATGGAGTACGCTGCCTATGTTGAGGCAAAGGGTTACAACGTGTTGTTACCTGCCGAACTGGAGGCACGTCTACAGATACCCGGTGGGATAGGGAAAATTCAAAAGATGGCGAAGAGCAAGACATTAAAGGTGTTCGGAATATGATAACTACTGAGGAAATCATGACAAGGGTCTATCAGATGCTCAAGGCATCCGATGTGGCAAAGTCCGTCACTGGCAGCGTGTGCTATGAGAGGCACGACTACACCAAGGAGGACGTTGTCGTGGTGTCCAAGGGGTCGGATGGTGACAAGCATCTCAGCTATGGATCCATCGTTGTCAATGTCCATGTACCCGACATCAAGTCAAAGAGGGGCAGCACCACCGTCTATGACACGAACTTTCCACGGCTCATAGCGATACGGTCAAAAGTCATTGAGACACTGCAAGACCACTATGAGAGAGGCAAGGGCTATGACTGGACGATTGGTAGGCTTGACCCACCGATGAAGGAGGTCGGGCAGAATGAGCACTTTGTGACCGTCTACCTTGAGGTCACGATACGGAAGAACAAGTAATGAACAATTAAAACACAATAGCTATGATTGAGTCAACAATGGGTCTTAAAAAGATCTATGTAGCTGAAGCTACTGGTGCAACAGACGCAAGTGGCAACCCCACCTACCCTGCTGCCGGAAAAGCGTGGACTGACCTTGGTGACGTGTACAAGGACTCTTGCACTCTGAAGGACGATGACCCCACAGAGACCACCCATGAGTCTGAGACCTCATCCAAGAAGATCACCCTCGTTGGTGACACAGTGACCAAGGTGGAACTCTCTCTGATGGATCCGAACCTTGAGAGGCTCGCTGCCTATTTCGGTGGTACTATCACTGGCACCACTGGCAAGCAGCACTGGATACGTCCGAAGCGTCTGCCCTACAAGGAGTGGGCTATCAAGCTCATGCCTGAGGACGGTTTCATGGTGGAGAGCGCAAACGTGCGCATCATCCCCAAGTTTGAGATCACCTACTCTGCCACTGGCATCACGTTAGTGCCTATGACCATCACTCTTCAGTCTGAGCTGGAGTACGATGAGGAGGGTGCTGACCCCACCAAGACCGCTTAACAAGCAGAGCCATTTTATCCTAAAGCCTCCTATCCCCAGGATGGGGGGCTTTTTAATTTCAATGCAAACATAGTATGGCAGACAAGAAAGAACTGACAAGAGAGCAAAAGATAGCCCTTGAGGAAAAGGCGGTGCAAGCCCTCCTTGACATGGGTGTCAAGTTCAGCGTACCCCTTGACATGGACGTGAGGGAACAACCCCGATGGGTGTCATGGTGGAACAAGCATATCCCGAAGCACCCCTACCATTGGAGAGACAAGCGCATACCGAAGGACTGGGACGTGTCACTGGATGAGATACCATCCACAGACCATCAGGGTATGGACAAGGTCTATCAGAGGCATTTCTACATCAAGCCACTGTACCTTGGCACAATCGACACCATCCGTGGTCTGTACCTCAACATTGAGTTTGATGAGGAAAAGGTCAAGGAAGCCCCTGCTGCCGAGAACAGACGGTTGTTCAAGTACATACCGCTGATGGCACAGATAGCCAGTGTTGCAGTCCTCAACAACCCATCCGTCACCGACCTCACAGACCCATCCGTTGAGCGACTCAAGGATTTCTTCATCCACCACCTCACGGTGAACTTCCTGAAACGGCTCTGTGACATCATAGCCACAGCCATGAACACCGTGGGTTTTACGAACTCTATCATATCGATAACCGAGATCTCTACGACCAAGCCAAAAAGCGACATGATAGAGTGATAGGCTTACGCTCACCGTGGGGCAACCGTGGTGAGATATGCAAGACATACGGATGGACTTATGACTATCTGCTTTGGCACATCTCATGGGTCAACGTACAGATGATGCTCGCTGATGCAGCGAGGATGAGGGACGATGACAATGAGGATGGCGGTGACGGAAAGCCAGTAGTCCACAGAGAACTCTCCACCAAGGAGGATATTAAGAAATACATTAAAGGCATAATTTGATATGGAGAATTTAGACGGTTCACTTGCGTTCCTCTCTACCCTTGACATCAAGGACTTTGAGGTGGGTGCCGATGAGATGGAGGCGAGGGTCAGAAGCCTATCGCTGACCACTCAGCAGCAGTCACAGATGATGGAGCAGTCCCTCCTTGGCTTTGCGCAAAGGGGTGCTGACTACATCAAGACGTTCCTTGTGGGTGCCGGAATGAAGAACCTCCTCATGAGCATTGTCCGCACAAGGGGTCAGTTCCAGGATCTACAGACCGCTTTTGAGACCATGCTTGGCTCATCAACGAAGGCAGAGGCTCTGATGCAACAGATGGTCAAGACCGCTGCCACGACACCTTTTGACCTTCAGGGTGTGGCAAGTGGCGCAAAGCAGCTCCTTGCCTATGGTGAGAGTGCCGAGACGGTCAATGACACGCTCATAAGGCTTGGCAACATTGCGAGTGGTCTGTCTATCCCCCTCAATGACATCGTGTACCTTTATGGCACAACGATGGTGCAAGGTAGGCTCTATGCCCAGGACGTGAGGCAGTTCACCGGGCGAGGCATTCCACTCGTCAAGGAACTGGCAAAGGAATACGGTGTCACCACCGACAAGATCAACGAGATGGTGAGTGCCGGAAAGATTGGCTTCCCCGATGTCGAGAAGGTAATCAAGAAAATGACCGACCAAGGTGGTCAGTTCTACAACCTTATGGAGAAGCAGAGCCACAACCTCAATGGTATGATTGCCAACCTTGGTGACGCTTGGGACTCTGCCCTCAATAGGATTGGTCAGAGTCAGGAGGGTGTGTTCAACGATGCTATCCAGCTCACCACCGACCTTGTCGAACACATGGATGACATTCTGAAGGTGGTGAAAGCCGTGGCTATAGCTTACGGCTCATACCGGGCTGCATTGGTGCTGAACACCCTGGCAACGAAGGGATATACTGGGGTTGCACTCATTGACAACACCGTACACCAAGCCAAGATTGCCCTCCTGAATATGGAGGCTTCCCTCAATGGCACCAACGCAGCGCAGCAAGCAGCCATGACCGCTGCCGAAAATGCCCACACCTCATCACTGTTGGCACAACTGACCGTTGAGGAACAAGCCCAGTTGACACGCACTCTCAAGATTGCTGCCATCAACGAGATCCTCACCGTTCAGCAGCAGCAGTACCTATCCAACCTTAACCTTGCCAGCTCATCCCAGGCTTACCTTGAGGCAGCGACAAGTGTGCTCACCGTTGAGCAGAGGGCAGCTCTACAGAAGGTAGACCTCAGTGAGAAGAGTGCCGTGTTCCGTTCAGCCCTTGAGCAAGAGGTGGCAGCAAAGCAAGCCTCCGCAGCAGCCACACTTGAGTCCATGAGGGCAGAGACCAAGGCAGCGTATGCGAGGATGCAATCAGCCAAGCAGAGTGCCGTGGCAGCAGCGCAAGCCGTTGAGAGCGCACGGTATGAACTCTATTGGGCGCAAAAGAGCGGTGAGCAGAGCAAGATACTTGTCGCTCAGAAGAAGCTTGAGACAGCAGAGGACAATGCCACCGCAGCGAGGAAGGCAGCACTGGCAAGCGCAACCCAGTTCTATACCACCAAGAAGGAATTAGAGGCAACGGCAAGCAAGGCAACCGCAGCAGCAACGGCAACGGACACCGCAGCGAAAGCAGCCAACACCGCTGCCACTGCCATTGCCACCACATCCACCAACCTATTCACTGGGGCAGTAAAGAAACTGTGGATTGCTTTCAAGGCAAACCCACTGGGATGGGTGCTAACCATCGTTGGTCTTGTTGTCTCTGCCTTTGAGATGTTCAAGTCCAAGACTGATGACGCTACTGAGTCAACCGATGCCGTTGCTAACGCATCCAAGAAGGCAACTGATGAGTTCAATCAGCAAGCAGCCCATATCGAGATGCTTAACAGTGTCGTTCATGATCAGAACCGCTCCAACGAGGACAGGAAGAACGCACTCAACGAACTGAAGAAAATCATTCCTGGCTATAATGCCATGCTCACCGATGAGGGCAATATCATCAGGGACAACACTGTAGCCATCAAGGAGTACCTTGTCCAACTGCAAAAGCAGATTATGCTCAAGGCAGGGCAAGACCAGTTGGAGGCACTCTATAAGAAGCGTCTTGAGATCCAACAGAGGATTAACGACATCAACGACAAGGAGAAGAATGGCGGTTACCTCACCGAGACCACCACACCAAGACCAGTGACATCGGGCGGTGGTGGTGGTGGCGCAGCAGCAGCTGCCGGGGACGCTGCCTCTG